TCGGTAGGCAGATTGCCAGTTGTTGCACCCTTGGCAACATAAAGTTTTGCGCCATAGGTAACAAGTTCATTAATTTTGTATGCAGTTCCACCGCTGTAGGCACCAATAAATTTGATACCAGAGTTCATTAGGCTCCAGTAAGTGGCATTTGTTGGTATGTTGCCAGTGCTGGTCAGAATATTGATGTAAACGTTACCGCCGTAAGAAACTACGTCGCCAGGAAGATATGTTGTGCCGTTAGCGTAGTTACCTAAACCACGGATACCCTCTGTAAGAATATCCCAGTAGGTGGCATTTGTTGGTACGTTTCCTGTTGTAAGTTGCTTAGCAATATAAGACTTTGCACCATAGGTGACAATGTCATTCATCTGATAGGCAGTAGCCCCTGAATAACTTCCTTCGTACTGAATACCGTCAGCAAATTGTGACCAGTAAGTAGCATTTGGAGGAAGGTTGCCAGTTGTATCGGCAATAGCAATATAAACAATACCGCCGTAAGCAACGCCATCGCCTACTTGGTATGTTGTTGCGTTGTTGTATTCGCCCTCAAACTTGAGGCCTGAAATCATCAGTGCCCAGTAGTTAGTGTCTGTTGGAGTGTGTGCTGCTTCTGCTAGTGTGTAGGTGTAGATGTAGACGTTACCGCCATACTTGACAATATCGTTTACTTCGTAAACGGTTGCTGAGTTATATTCTCCCGCCCAATAAAAGCGAAGTTTTCCCAGATCGATAATCTGTGTCATATTACACTACCTCCAACAGTAGGCGAGTTTTGGCGTTTGAGTTCCAATCAAAATTTAATGTATTACGAGTAAACAACCACTGCTTGTAGTCATCTTCTCGCAAAAGGTCTGCATCTGGAACACGTACAGGGCTTCCATCATTGATTTTTTCTACAGTCAAGCGTGCAGTATCGACATCGTACCTAAACCCGTAAAAGGTCTGGTTGGCGATATCGTCAATGCTAGGAAAAACTGCCATGTTAGTTTACACCTTCCTGTACAGATATTACCACATCAAAGGCGTTTTCTACCCCTGAAATAGCATACAATCTATCTGTAGCAACTATTGAAAATGGGTTTTCAATAATTTCTAGTTTTGCTCCATTTTCAACTCTGACATCTTTGGCTAGATAAAAAATAGTATCTGCGGCTGTTGCTAATCCGACTGGGCTGACCGCAGTTGAGGATACGTTAGCGTTGGTTTTAGCGTATCTAAAAGTTGTAGTTGTTGGCACTGAAGTAATCGTATAAGTGCCGTTAAAGGTGGCGTCTACACCAGATATAACCACACTGTCTCCAGCAAAAAGGTTGTGAACGGCAGAAGTTGTTAGGGTTGCTACGTTTGAGGTCAGCGCCTTATTTGAGACAGAGGCTGTTACGCTCTTTTTTACGTAGACAGAAACAGGCAAAATCCCACCTGTTCTATTGGCAACTTGAAGCCCAGAGACGACAGACTTCTTCGTAGCGGTATAAAGTAATTGCTCCGAATCTCCTACATTTCTTACTGCTGTAGTAGATAAAACGCCACCGATATCTGTGGCTGACTTATTAGCGTATCCTGGCATTTTTACCTAACCTATACATCTAACTGGTCTATGCCAGCAATTATGAAGGAAACATTTGCGGTGCTTGCCTGAACACGAATAACGTCAGTGCTAATAACAGGAAAGCGAATAGTCTCATAAGTATTAGAAATAGTAAGTGGCAGGTTGTAGGCAACATAGCCACGACCACTTTCTGTATCAGAGCCTAAAGGTGAGACCCAGACGGAGATAAGAGCATTTTCTGTATTTGATTTATTTGTTGCAATAACAGAAATAAGAAAAGTGCTGTCGCTTGTGAAAGCAGTATTAGCGGAGTTAGCAGCAGGATTGACAATTGCTAAGCGTTCAATCGCAGGCATATTAGACTCCTAACCACCATGAAGTTGCAAGACCAGCATCTGAACCAGAGCCAGCAGGTCCTGTAGGACCAGTAGCACCCGCAGTGCCAGTAGGACCAGTCGGTCCCTCAATATTACCAACATCTACCCACTGTGATGTGTTCGCAGACCACACATAGAGGTCGCCAGATTCAACTAAGTACGAATCTCCTGGGTTTCCAGTTGGTTGCGCTGCTTGTAAGGCTGCTAAATCTGCGTATTGTCCAAGAATTGTTACCGATGTTCCAGGGGTTCCAGTAGGTCCAGTCGGACCTGTGCTTCCTGTAGCACCTGTCGGTCCAGTTACAGTTGATGCTGCACCCGTTGCTCCTGTCGCACCTGTTGGACCAGTATCACCTGTAGGACCTGTGTCTCCACTAGGTCCTGTATCACCTGTTAATCCAGTTTCACCTGTAGCACCTGTTGGTCCTGTATCTCCTGTAGGACCAACCTCACCAGTTGCACCAGTAGCACCAGTTGCTCCCGTTGCTCCAGTAGCACCAGTTGCTCCCGTTGCACCAGTAGGACCTGTAGGTGTTACACGAACTACCTGCCAAACAGTTCCTGTCCATCGCCAAACGTTTCCGCCAGCGCTAAATACATCATCTACAGCAGGTGAATTTGGAAAGTCAATAGCAGACATTTTTACTCCAACTCACTATTTAACTTAGCAACAAATTCAGTTGCCCAGTTTTCGGCTGATTCGACAGATTCCCAAGGACCAGAGACATCATAATCCTGACCATCAAAGATAATTCTACACATTGGTGGATTGTCTGTGATTTCGTATGTATACAACATCTCTCTCCTATGCCGTCGCTAACGCAATTTTTCCAGCATTACCAACAGCAACTGCGCTGTTAGCAAGTTTCACAACTGCATTAATATTTGTTGTTCCAAAAGAAGAACTTCTTTGGGTCCAACCAGAGCCATTAAAAGATGTGGCAAGTGTTCCAGAGTTACCACAAGCAACATAGGAATCTGAGTCATATGAAACATCTAAAATATCTGATGTTCCAAATGAAGAAGTCTGTAAAGTCCAATCTGTTCCATTTTCAGAAGTTGTCAGTTTTCCGTTTTGACCTGTTGCTACATAAACTGAACCACCGCGAACTACAGAGTAGATGTTTGAAGCACCAAAAGACGAGACTCTTTGAGTCCAAGTTAAGCCATCTGTAGATGTTGCTAGTTTTCCTGAATTACCTACAGCCACATATAAACTGTTTGTAGCAGTAATGTCTTGAATAAAAGATGTACCAAATGAAGAACTTCTCAGTGTCCAAGTTATTGTGTCAGTAGATGTTGCCAATTTTCCATCTGCTCCTACTGCAACGTATAGTCCAGCACCTGAAGAGTAGGTAAATCCAGCAACTGCACTTGTTCCAAAAGGAGATGTTCTTTGAGTCCAAGCAAGTCCATTAGTTGAGAAGGCAATCTTTCCAGAGTTACCTCCAGCCAAGTGGATATTATTTACATATGCCACAGACTGGATTCCAGTAATCCCAAAAGAAGAAGTTCTTAGAGTCCAAGAAGTAGCATTTGTTGATGTAGCAAGTTTTCCATCATTGCCAACAGCAACAAATAAAGTTCCATTGTGTGTAAGGTCATTGATATTGCTTGACCCAAAAGGTGAGGTCTGTTGAGACCATGAGGATGCGGTAAAAGGGATTTCTACAGCGTTGTAAATTCCATGTTGAGCAATAAGCATTAGGTCACCAAGTTTCCGCTTAGTAGCCATGTATTAGCGCTCAACTTGATAAGTGAGGCAACAGCGTATCTTCCTCTAAGAGTGTATTTGTTTCCTTCAGAGTAGACAGAAACTCCAACAGCGCCAGTAATTAGAATATCACCAGTGTTGAGTTGAGTAAGAACAATTTGAGTTCCTTCTTCAGAAGTCATATCTGCATCTGCTGGAACTGTAATAGTTGCACTCGTTGAAGAGTTCATCTTAACTATTTTTGAAATATCAACTTCATCAAGATTAATACTTGATGTATATGTCGCACCAGTTAGATAGTAGAAAGCAGGTCCCGTTGCGCCTGTTGCTCCAGTTGGACCAGTTACTGCTGCACCTGTGGCACCTGTTGCACCAGTTGGCCCAGTTACAGTTGAAGGTGCACCAGTTGGTCCAGTTGGCCCTGTATCTCCAGTATTTCCAGTCGCACCAGTTGCACCAGTTGGACCTGTAACAGTTGATGCTGCGCCAGTTGCTCCCGTTGCTCCCGTAGGACCAGTATCTCCTGTATTACCAGTGTTACCCGTTGCACCTGTCGCACCAGTCGGACCTGTATCTCCTGTATTACCAGTAGCACCAGTTGGTCCCACAGGTCCACCACTTGGACCTGTTGCACCCGTAGGTCCTGTTGGTCCAGTCTCACCCTGAGAACCAGTTGGTCCAAGTTCTCCCTGTGGTCCAGTAAATCCTTGGAAACCACGAATACCTGTCGCACCTGTCGCACCTGTTGCGCCCGTTGGGCCTGTATCACCTGTTAATCCTGTTGCTCCAGTAGGTCCTGTAGGTCCTTGAGGAATTGTAAAATCATAAACAACTGAATACGCATCACCAGAATTTGTTACAGAAGCAGTACCACCTGGGTCTCCAGTAGTTACAGTTCCAATAGATGCAGAAGATGTTGGTCCCGTTGGACCCGTAGGTCCTGTTGGTCCTGTAGGACCTTGAGGAATTGTGAAATCATAAATAGCAGCAAAAGATGATCCAACATTTGTTACAGAAGCAGTGCCGCCTGGGTCTCCAGTTGTAACTGTTCCTACAGATGCTGTTGAAGTAGCACCAGTCGGTCCAGTTGGTCCTGTAGGTCCAACTACGTTAGATGCAGCGCCCGTTGGGCCTGTTGCTCCAGTCGGTCCCAAATCTCCATAACGGAAAAATTGAAGTGTAAGTTCTTCGCTTGCTGAAAATAAAGAAGAACCAGAAAGATAAACACCAACAATTTGATGCCATGCACCTTGGTCAACTATTGATGTTACTTTGAAAATTAAGTTACTTGTGTCTGAGTTTGAATTACTTCGTAAAACAATAATTCCTTTATCAGTAGATGTAGATGAACCAATATCATCTAAAAATCCGTCAACATCAAAGCCACCAAATGCTGTATCACTAACAGCAATAGTAGTTACAGCAGTTAAAGTTGCGCTGTTAAGACGTAGTAATCCTGAACCAGGGTTATTTACGCTTGTGCTTGTAGCAAATTGATAAGGAATACCTGCTCTTTGTCCTTGTGCTCCGTTTGCACCAGTTGGTCCAGTTGCTCCTGTTGGTCCCACGGGTCCACCACTTGGGCCAGTTGCACCCGTTGGGCCAGTTGCACCCGTTGGTCCAGCAATGTCAGAAGCCGCACCTGTAGGACCCGTTGGTCCTGTATCGCCAGTTAATCCCGTTGGTCCCGTTGCGCCAGTATCACCTTGTGGTCCAACAATTTGACCAACATCGTTCCAAGAATCGCCATCCCAAACATAGAGATTTCCGTCAGCAGTAACAATGTATGCATCGTTTACATTATTTTCAGAACTTGGTAGATTGCCAACAGTAGCAACAGTTCCAATAAAATTAATATTTGTTCCTTGTGGTCCAGTAATTCCTTGTGAACCAGTAGGGCCAGTTGCACCAGTATTACCAGTTGCACCTGTTGCGCCCGTTGCACCTGTTGCTCCAGTTAAACCTGTAGCACCCGTTGGTCCTGTAACTGATAAACCAGTAGCACCCGTCGGTCCTGTTGCTCCAGTTAAACCTGTAGCACCTGTTGCTCCAGCAATACTTGATGCTGATTCAATCCAAAAGCCGTCGTAGTAAACATAAATTTGTCCAGTAGTTGCGTCAAACCAAGCATCTCCTTCGTCAGCACTTCCTGGTGGAGTTGCTGCTGATGTTGCAAAAATACCTTGGTCACCTGTTGGGCCAGTCGGACCTGTAGGACCTAACTCACCTTGAGGACCTGTAGGTCCTGTTGGTCCAACAACTTCAGTTACAACTAAGTCCCAAGTGGTTCCAGTCCATTTCCATTGCTGGGTACCAGAAGTAAAAACATCATCTACGTCAGGTGAGTTTGGAAAATCAATTGCCATTATTATGCACCTGCCTTTTCATACATAAATGTTACTAATATTGTATCGCTTGCAGATATAAATACTGGGTTTTCGTGTGTTGCTCCTGAGCCCTCGTCATATACCGCAGTTTGGCTATGCATCAATAAGTAGAACTTTCCATAATCACCTTCGGTAATTACAGCAGTTCCAACAAAAATTATTGAAGCAGAGTTGTCTCTAATTGTTATTTGCCCAATGGGTTGGTGGTTGTATCCAACGGAAGAAAATGGAAGGGAGATTGCGTATGTACCGCTTCCTCTATTAGTAGTACTTCCAGCAACAATTCTTACTTCACCAAAGACAGCACTACCTAATTCAATATATCTTCCTTCAAGAGTTCCATTTCCAATTGTTGGATTTGTTGTAGAAGCAGTCCATGTAGGTGTATAGACAGTCCAAGCCCCAGCGCTAAATGTTCCTGTTGCTCCAGTTGGTCCTGTAACTCCTGGTCCAGTTGCACCTGTTGAGCCAGTTGCACCAGTTGGTCCAGTTGGTCCTGTATTTCCTGTATTTCCAGTTGCACCTGTAGGGCCTGTATCACCTGTCGCACCTGTTGCACCCGTAGGGCCTGTAGGTCCACCAGCATCAGAAACAATAATTGTTCCATTCATTGCTGAGTGATATTGGCAAACATAATAAAGAGTATTAGGAGCGCTAAAAGGAACTTCCCACTCAATAGTTCCTACTTCAGCCCCTCCACCTGTTACACCTGTCGAGTAGACATTACCGCTGCTATATGCACCAGAAACAGTTTGAATCCAGAAAGGATGACCGCTTGCGTTTACATTGAATACATAAGTCATTCCACGAACGACTGTAAGTGTTGGGTTGTTAGAACCATTGACTACATAAGCACCAGAGCCAGAGTTTGTTACTGTATAAGTAATTCCATTATTAGGTCCTGTCGCACCTGTTGGTCCTGTACCACCCGTTGGGCCAGTTGGACCAGTATCACCAGTTGGACCAGTATCACCAATCTCACCTTGTTCACCAGTTGGACCTGTGTCTCCAGTGTCTCCTCTATCTCCAGTATCACCAGTTGGGCCTGTCTCACCAGTCGGGCCAGTCGGTCCTGTATCACCAATGTCGCCAGTTGGACCAGTCGGACCTGTATCTCCAGTTGCACCTGTAGCGCCAGTCGGACCTGTAACAGTACTTGCTTCTCCCGTTGCACCTGTCGCACCAGTTGCACCAGTTGGACCAGTCGCACCTGTTGCACCCGTAGGACCTGTAGGTCCGATATCACCAGTACGAGCAAAAGTGATAATTACATCTTCTCCTCCTGAAAAAGAAGTTGAGCCTGTAAGCCAAGTACATGGAACTTTGAAATATCCAGTTGCTTCTGTGACAGCAGCATCTATTGTGAATAAAGAAAAATCGCTTGTATCGTTTTTATTTGATACTCGGAAGTGTCCTTTTATTGTGCTATCACTGTCATCAATAGTTCTTAAAAACTGTTGAATATCAATTGCACCATCTGCTTGGTCGTCAATATATAAAAATGTTGCAGCAGAAATATTTGCGTTATTGAATCTTAAAACTCCTTGACCAGGGTCAGCATCAGTTGTGCTTGTGCTAAATGTGTAATCAAACGATGCACCACCAAAGTTTCCAGTTAATCCAGTCGCACCAGTTGGGCCAGTTACACCTTGTGAACCAGTTGGTCCTGTGACAGTTGAGGCAGCACCTGTAGGTCCTGTAGGTCCTGTAGGACCAGTAGGACCTTGAACAGTTGATGTAGGTCCCGTTGGACCTGTTGGTCCATCAGTAACAACAACTTCCCAATTATTTGAATCTGTTTCTGGATCTACGCCAGCAGTTGACGTTCCATTAGTTCTTACCCAAGTTCTATTTACAACTCCTGAATCAACATATGAAACAGCATCATATTGTGCGTAAGTTTCTAATGAACTCCATACTCCTCGGAAGTTAAGACCAGCAGCACCTGTTTCACCAGTTGGGCCTGTCTCACCAGTCGGGCCAGTATCTCCTTGTGCTCCAGTGGGTCCAGTTGCACCAGTAGCACCAGTTACTCCCGTCGCACCTGTCTCACCTGTAGAACCTGTTGGCCCAGTTACAGTTGAAGGTGCACCAGTTGGTCCAGTTGGCCCTGTCTCACCTGTAAGACCTGTAGGACCTGTAGGTCCAGGAACAGTTGATGTTGGACCTGTATCGCCTTGTTCGCCCGTAGGGCCAGTGTCTCCAGTTAAACCTGTTTCACCAGTGGCTCCAGTAGGACCTGTTGCTCCTTGTGTTCCAGTTGCACCTGTCGGTCCAGTTATACCTTGAGCACCTGTAGGGCCAGTTACGGTTGAAGCGGCTCCTGTTGCACCAGTTGCCCCAGTTGGACCAGTAGCACCGACAGGGGCTGCTCCTACTTCTACCCAATAGGAGTCGTAGTAAACATAAACTTTTCCTGTAATGCTGTTGAACCAAGCATCACCTTCAGTCGCACCTGTAGGTGCTGTGCTTGAAGCAATAGTAAAATTACCTTCTGAACCTGTCGGTCCTGTAGGACCTGTATCGCCAGTTGGGCCTGTAGGTCCCGTATCGCCAGTTAAACCTTGCTCACCTGTTGGGCCAACATCACCTGTAGGTCCTGTATCTCCTGTTGGTCCTGTATCTCCTGTTAAACCTGTTGGACCAACATCACCTGTAGGGCCAGTGTCTCCTGTTGCACCTGTATCACCAGTTGCTCCAGTTGGTCCAGTATCACCAGTAAGACCTACTTCACCAGTCGGTCCTGTGTCTCCAGTTAAACCTTGCTCTCCTGTAGGGCCAGTTGGTCCAGTATCACCAGTAAGACCTACTTCACCAGTCGGTCCTGTATCACCTGTAGGACCTGTATCGCCAGTTGCACCTGTAGCGCCAGTCGGACCTTGAATGTTTCCAACGTTTTCCCAGTCTTCATTGGTGGCAGACCATACATACAAATCACCAGCAACTAAATAACCATCTCCAGCAGTTCCTGTCGGATGTGCTGCAATAAGTAATTCATAAGTTGCGTAAGAACCAAGAATTGTTACGCCAGTACCTTGAGCACCCGTTGCTCCAGTAGGGCCCGTATCTCCAGTTGCACCAGTAGGACCAGTATCTCCAGTTAGTCCTTGCTCACCTGTTGGACCTGTTAAACCTGTTTCACCAGTTGGACCAGTATCGCCTGTTGCTCCAGTAGGTCCTGTGTCGCCAGTTAATCCTGTATCGCCAGTCGCACCAGTTGGGCCTGTATCACCTTCGGCTGCAATTAATGTCCAGAATGCTCCTTCTGAAGGAGTGTTTCCAACAGTGCCACCGTTAGCATCAATTCGATACCAAGTCTGTCCTTCGTATGTTGCTACGTCGCCGACTGCATATGAAGTTCCAATACCGTAAGCACCAACAAAGTTCCATAAAACTGAAGGTCCAGTCGCACCTGTTGGTCCCGTTGGGCCTGTGTCGCCTGTAGGACCTGTGTCGCCCGTTAAACCTGTTGGACCTGTATCACCTGTTGAACCCTTTTCTGCAAATAAGTCCCACGCTGCGCTAGAGCCTGGTACAACATTAACAACACCATTTTCGCGGCAGATGTAGGTAGAACCATTGTAAGTTACTACAAAGTTCTCATTGTAAATTGCTCCTGGAGTGTATGGACCTCGAAAATCAAATCCTTGTCCAGGTGCACCTTGTGATCCTGTTTCACCTGTAGGACCTGTATCTCCTGTATTTCCAGTTTCACCTGTAGGACCTGTGTCGCCTGTATTTCCAGTTGCTCCAGTTGCTCCAGTAGGTCCAATAATCTGACCTGCGTTAGTCCAACCTGTTCCATTCCATGTCCAAAGAGTTCCCGCAGGACTCTCCTCGCTTACAAGTAAAACTAAATATGTGTCACCAATATTTGCGTCTGTAACAGCAGAGTTCAAATTTGAAAAATAATTAAACGAGCCTTTAAGTAGTGAAGATGAGCCTGAAGGACCAGTTGGGCCTGTCTCACCAGTTGGGCCTGTATCACCAGTTAGTCCAGTTGCTCCAGTTGCGCCCGTGGCACCAGTCTCACCTTGGTTGCCTTGTCCACCTTGTTCTCCTGTAGGACCTTGTGCGCCAGTTGGTCCAGTTGGTCCAGTATCACCAGTCTCACCAGTCGGTCCAGTATCTCCAGTTGCTCCAGTTAATCCTGTAGCACCCGTTGCGCCTGTCGCACCAGTTAATCCAGTTTCACCAGTTGCACCTGTCGCACCCGTTGGTCCAGTTTCACCAGTTGGGCCTTGAATATTTCCAACATTGTCCCATTCAGTATTTACAGCATCCCAAACAAATAAATCACCATCAATTAAATAACCATCTCCAGGATTTCCTGTTCCTGGAAGTGATGCTTCGTTTGCAAGAGAACCAATAATTGTTACTGATGTTCCAGCAGTACCAGTATTTCCAGTTGCACCTGTCGGTCCTACTTCTCCAGTGGGTCCTGTTGCTCCAGTAGCACCAGTTAATCCTGTAGCACCCGTTGCGCCTGTCGCACCTGTAGCACCAGTTAATCCTGTAGCACCCGTCGCACCTGTTGCACCTGTTGCACCTTGATTACCTTGAATACCTTGTCCACCTTGTGGGCCAACAGAACCTTGCGGACCTGTTGGACCTGTAACAGTTGATGCGGCACCTGTAGCACCTGTCGCACCTGTAGCACCAGTAGGACCTATAGGACCACCACTTGGGCCAGTTGCACCCGTTGGACCAGTTGCACCAGTTAATCCTGTAGGGCCTGTCGCACCTTGTGCACCGACTGGGCCACGAGGAACATTTACTGATGCTTGTTGAGAATTTCCTGCTGATGGAGAATCAATTTGAGTTATATCTACATCACTACCATCGCCCTCAGGTAGGTAAAACTTAAAATCATATGCTTTTCCGCCATAGATACGGATTCTTGCTGTGTAATACCAACCAATTGGAGACAGTTTTCTATTGTCTGTAGTTGGCAAATCTATAGAAAATTCGCCATCACTATCAAGAGTAAGTTTGATTGGCCCTGAGAGAATAATTGCGTCATTATCATCTTCAATTCTGCTTGAAGCAGAGAAAGTGATTGTTCCAGAAGCGGCTAGGCCGTTTACTTTGGTGTACTTACCAAATACCGTCCTCGTCGTTACATCTTCTGAATAACTCATTAGCGCTCCAAGTTACTAGTTCTCGACAAAGGATGAACGAGATATAATCGACAGGTCTTTGTATATTTTACGGCTTTTTACGCACCTCTACTTAAGAGTTAGCGCACAAATACCACAACTTAACTAAGTCTACTGTCAAATTATAGGCCCTTATTGTAGTTTCTTACCTATCTTTTGATTCTTAAAATGCTCAAATCCCGCCTTGGGTCATAGTCTCCGCCAATAACCATAGTCAAAACTCCAGGGTGCGAATCAAGACCTCTCCTGTCTTTGAACCACCCAGACCCGCCATCAAGGGTAGGGCATTGTGCCCAAAAACGAGTACCAATATCTAAAGAATTAAAATGGTGATAGTGCCCAGAGAGCCAAACATCGCAGTTGCCTAGAGGAGTTTGGCCTACAGCCTGTCCAGATAGGTAATTTATAACATTTTTTCCGCTTATTTGGTGTCCGTGAAAAAGACCAAGCATTGTTCCGTTGATGTCTACAGATAAAGTTTGATTTCCTGGAGAAGGAAATCTAAACTCAATATGACCCAGATTAGGGTTTTCTGCACAAGCATCTTGAACAGCACTTGCAATTTCTACGTTCCAACCATCGGCTGGGTCTACGGCTACATCACGAGTAACTTCGTCATGGTTTCCATTAACTACTGGAACTATGATGCGGTCAGCCAGTGGTGCAAATGCTTTGATTTGCTCCATAAGTATGCGTCGTGCCACACGAGTTTGCTCTGTCATACCTAAGTCAGAAGCGTATTGACTCTGTAATTTTCCCTTCTGAGAAGTATTACCCTCAACGTGGTCTCCAAGTAGAGGTATAACAACGGTACCGATATTTCTTCCTATTTTACGAAGTTCTTTTAATCTGTGGATGGATTCATCTGTCATCTGCATAACCCTGTCAACAAATTCTGGAGTTCCTCCTGTAGGAGTCTTTTTACCAATCTGCTGATCACTTACTGCAAAAACATAAGCCAACTCTCCATTAGTTGTTTTAGGTTTTGAACTAGGACGCCATTTTTTAATTTCGCCTACAAGTTGCTCTAAATCAAGTTCTTTTTCTCTGAGTACAAGACCTATAGGCTTAAGGCTGACTCTTGCTGCTTCAAGAAAATCTCCAGCGTGATTTTGCCATCTTGATTTTCGTAGGGAAACAATCTCCCAAGAGTTGGGGTCTAAATCAAATTCTTTTAGAATTTCTGCGGCATCTGGTATTTCACCAGCAGGTCTTGGTTTTGAAACTACAAACCCACCAGACTCATCTATCTCCATGCGAGGTCGCCATGCTTCTGGAGTATTGGTTGCTCTTATGTCAGAGCCATTGGGTCCAGGACTAATTAGTGAAACTAAACGCTCTGCAAAAGACTCATCCTGTGGTTTAGACTTTTTAGAGTTATCAGTCATTTTTAGTTACCAGTTTTTGTCTTTTGGATGGCTTTCCTTATTTCACTATTCTTTCCAATAAAACAACGACACTGCTTGCTTCTATGAAGTCTTACAGAAGCAAATGCTATGTCATACCCTTCTGTTAGTAAAATCTCATGTATCGCTCTATTGGAGATTCCACTAGGCTTAGATGGCGTTGACATAATTACATCTAACGCTGTCTTGTCTTTTTCATTAAGTCCGCTGAGTATTTTTGAAATACCGCAAGGCAGTCCAGGTGCTGAAGGCTCTAACTTATCAAGTCTTTCTGCAAGTCCCATATCTCACCTTTTCTTGTAATCACAACAATGCTTATAAAGAAGCATTGTTTAGTGACTGTTAGTCTAACAAGAAAATGTATTGTATGTATTAACTTACAGGGTGTGTCTTACTTGTCTTTTTGTATATTTATATAGTATTATGCTGTACGCTTTTTAGATGCTCTTACTGGTTTTTTATCTAATGATTCTTGATGAGACTGAACCATAATCATAACTAACTCTTTAATTATTTTAAGTTCTGTTGAATTACCCTCAGTATTTTTCTCTACCCTGTTAACTTTATCTGCCAATGAGCCTCCATCATTTGGCCAAAGTTGATATTCAACTTTACCCATTCTGTCTGATAGGGTTCTGCCATTCTCGTCTGTTCCTATAGCATCGTCTATACGCTTAGCAACTTTATACATTGCAAAGAAAAAACTGCCTATAGCGGTTGCAGCACCGATAGAGAACAAGACTGTAGAAAGCATCATATTATCTGACATGGGATGACTATTTCTCTAGTAGGGAATAGTCACTATTGTTCCATAGTTGAATATAACTTATTTTTTAATTTTATGCATCTAGTGGGTTTCGGCAGACTTTTTTCCTCTAAGGATGTATAGTCTCCTTATTGACGAAATGACACAAATTCGCCAAAAACTGCTTATATATTTTGGCTAAGGGGAAGGAATAGTTGTGGAAATTACTCAACAAAAACGAATGAGCATAAGAGCCACGGCTATTAGATATGGGATTCCTCCACGAGTTGTTTCACGGGCAATTTGGTGTGGGGAATTATCGGCAATCAGGACCACCACAGAAACTGGCAGAGAACGCATTTATATTTTGAATGACGATGCTGAGAAATGGTTTAACTCCCTTGCTCTTCCTGCTGACACTTCTGTTTCTGTTGGTGGTGCTGAATGAGTTCACACGACTACGCAACTGGAAAATTAGGACCATCTGCTCAGTGGTACGCATCTCAAGGATGGAAAATTCTTCCATGCCACGGAATTACTTTAGATGGAAGATGTACTTGTAATCAGCCACACGCTGAGCCAAAAGATAAGGGCAAGCACCCAGCCATTAACAAGTGGAATACAGATGCAACCTCTGACCCAAACACACTCACTCGCTACTGGGAACAAAATCCTGAATACAACATTGGTGTTTCTTGTCGCTCTTCTGGATTTTTAGTAATTGATATCGACCCTCGTGGCGGTGGAACAGAATCTTTTGAAAAGTTTGAACAACTTGTTGAGGGCGCATTGCCACCAACAGTTGAGGCAATTACTGGTGAATACACAATCGGTGGCGGAAGAATTCTTCGTGGTCGCCATCTTTACTATAAGTGTGATGAATCAGAAGATTTAGTAGGAAATCTTAGTAAGGCAGGTTTAAGAGGAATTGATATTAAGCACAACGGGTATGTGCTTATTGCTCCTTCGCGCCACTTTTCTGGTCAGTGCTACGAGTGGGTTTCTGGGCATCGTCCTGATGAAATTCAAATGGCGGAAGCACCAGAAGAACTTCTAAAGTTTTTACGCAAGCGTGGTAATAGTCGTGGAACAACTTCTGTTGGAACTGGCGACTGGGATTCTATATTTGAAGATTTAGAATTTTCAGGAAAAAAAGTAGACATTGATAAAATTCTTGAAGAAGGAATTGAAGAAGGTGGACGTGCAATTGGTCTTTACGAACTTGCTTGCGCTTTAGCAAATAAGTTTCCAGTAAATACTGAGGCAGGTCGTTTAGCAGTTGAGTCTTTGATGATTCGTTTTAACGCAGAGAAGGTTCGTCCTCCGATGCCGTTAGAAGGAACTAATAGCGTAATGATGCACACTAGACGTGCAATTGAGTTTGTTATAAAAAATCCTAAGATTGACAGGATTTGGCCTGGTGCGCAGGAGTGGGCACAGAAGTCTCAAGAAGAATCACGTTCAGTTACTACTGAAAAAACTACTTCTACAGATTCTGTAGCGCCTATGCTTGGTGTAGTTCAGCCACCTCCAATAGCAATCAACACTAGAAGTACAGCAATTCTTGAAGCAATATCTGAAGGTAAGACAACTTCTCAAGCGCTCTCTGCTGATAACTTAAATATTCCTGGTGATGTTGACGCCATATCCTCGGAGGATGGTGGAGTTGAGGCAACAAGAAGTTTTACAGATATTGGTAATGGACGTCGTCTTGTTGATACATACCAAAGTGTAATTCGCTACACAGAGGGTCTTGGGTGGTTTCATTGGAATAACGGGTACTGGACTCCTGACCCAGAGTCTTTAGAGATTCGTGAATTAGCAAAGCGCATACCAGCGATGATTGCTTCAGAGATTGACCATTACAAGGGTGATGACAGCAAGCAAGGAGAAGTAATTAAGTGGGCGCAGCAGTCAAAATCTTTATCACGTATTCGCTCGACAATTGATACTGCAAACTCTGACCCACGAATTATTGTTCCCGTTGAACACTGGGACCGAGATGAAAATTTATTAGGAGTTATGAATGGTGTAGTTGATTTGAGAACTGGAGAACTACTCAAAGATAGACCAGACTTATTTATAACTCGTCGTGCTCCTGTTGGATACATTCGTGGAGAAAAAAATACACGCTGGGAACAATTTCTTGATTATGCAACTGGTGGAGATAAAGAGTATCAAGACTGGCTTCAACGTGCGGCTGGATATTCAATTACTGGTTCTCGTAAGTTTGACATTATGTTTTTGGTTTATGGTCCTGCTGGTTCAGGTAAGAACACTTTTGTAGAAGCGATTGTTAAGTGTTTAGGAACTAGACAATACGCATGGCCTCTTGACTCAAGCATTCTTGCTCAGGGTGATGGAAAAGCAAACAATACTGACTTGTACCACTGGGCAGAAATTCGTGGACGCAGACTTGTGTGGGTGGATGAACTTCCAGATAGCGAGCGTCTAAAAGAAAACTCTGTAAAGAAACTTACAGGTTCATCTGAAATCTCTGCTCGCTCTCCTGGAGAAAAACCATTTACATTTGAGTCAAAGGCTAAACTTTGGGTGTCTACTAACCACCGTCCTATCATTACAGATGATGCGATGTGGCGTCGTATTCGGCCAATCCCATTTGTTCATGTGCCAGAAAAACCTGACCCTGACTTAAAAGAATACATTTTTGATTCTGAAGGCGGTCTTCCTGCGGTTCTGTCGTGGGCTGTTGAAGGTGCTATAAAACTGCTCGGTTCTAGTGCTCGTGACAGTCTTGGATGGTGTCGTGTAGTTAGCGAAGCAGCAGAAGTTTATAGAAAGAACGAAGACAGAATTGGTTTGTTCTTGTCAGAAGAAACTAATGAAAACGAATCTCACTCTGTTCCTGTAAAAGAGTTGTACACAACTTACAGAGCGTGGAGTGAAGAACGAGGTGAACGTCCTATGACTCAGGTGGCCTTTGACCGTAAACTTCGTGATAGAAACTTAAATGTTATTGGTTCTGGTGCTAGAGCATTGGTCAATGGAAGATCAATGATTCCTAGGGCTGTTCCGTCTGGAGAGATTGACTGGCAAGCAGCAGCACGTTTGTCTAGATACAATAATTAACGAACACCAAAAATTTTTCCACCACGAGTACCGTAGTTAGAGCCTTTGATTCCTTGAATTTTTCTAGAACCAGAAGACTTTGCGGTAAGCCTTCCACCAATAAATCCTTGCGGTGGCTTGATTAGCAGTGCTGTCATAGCGTGAACTAACGCATCAACTCTGTCTGGGGATTTTCCTTCTCCTGGAATCCAAGCAGTCATTTGGTCTTCTAGTTCTGCTAGATATCCAATATGGTGAATTCTTTGTTGTTCATAAGCAAGAACTACTGGCTCGGCACGAAGTTGTTTGCCGTGCTTTGAATGCACTTCAAATACTTTTACGTTCGGGTCAATGGCATTTATGGCATTTGTAACAAGGGCTCCACCTTGGTTTACTTCAGCAACAACTGGAGCGCCCCAACGGCGAGCCATTTCAACAACTTTGTTTGCCCAAACTTCAGGTGAGCCATGAATTGTTGCATCTTCTAATACCCAAGCGTGGCGCTTATACAAATCTCTATCTGCTGTAGAAGCACAAACAACAATTCCGCAAGCATCTCTTGGGTTTTCAGCAACAGATGGATCAACACCAATAACTCTGAGAGGGGCTTGTGGAGGAAGTATTCCTTGTCTTGATTCTGAAATCATTTCTAATGTCCACAATGCTCCTTCAATAGAATCAAGCATCTCTCCATAAAGTTCCTGACGAGCAAGACGTGTTCCTTCGTAAACTCCCATAATTGTGTCTAGATAGGCACCACTTAAGTTCCCTGAATTGTCCATAGTTGAGCCGCGACTAACAACAACTTTCTTTCCTTTTTTTGCTTCATCTAGCAATGTATAAAGTAGGGGAACACGCTTAGGTGTGGTAGTAATCATAATTTGAGGATTCAAACCAAGACGAGTTCCAACACGCAAGTTATCAAATGCAGTCATACCCGCAGCATCTGGAGTCTGACGCCATGCGGCTACTTCATCTCCCCAAGCGTGTGTAAATTGCGGACCACGGAGAGAGTCTGGCTCATCTGCTGTAAAGCAGGTTGCGGTATTTCCATTAGGCCAAGTCAATCGGCGCTTTGATGGTTCGTACAGTGGACGCTCACTTGGTGGCGTCACATTCATAATTCCTGATTCACCTTCAACAATAACGTCTCGCACATCTGCTGCTGTACGAGCAACTAACGCAAAGCGACGTTGACCAGTGTTTGTGTATTTAGCAGTTTCTCTAACCCACTCTGCTGCTGCACGAGTCTTACCAGCACCACGACCAGCAAGATAAATCCAAATATTCCAATCACCATCTGGTGCTATTTGCTCTGGTCTACCCCAAGATTTCCAGTCCCAGACAAGTGTTTCCATATCAACACCAGCAAGTGCTAATTTCTTTTCTTCATCTGGGAGAGAGGCAATAATCTCCATAAGACTTTTTGCCATTACTCACCTTTTTGCAAACTGCGTTGCGCTCCATAATATAAAGGCGCTGCCGAACCTAGACCTAATCCTTTGGCAATATCCTGTAAAGAAAATCCACTTTTGTATTCTTCAGCAAGTTGTTTGTGGTAGTTAGAAACATCTCCAGATTGTCTAGCAATTTTGACTCTTTCAACTGCCGATGGAAGTTCAGATTTGTTGGCTTTTTTCTGAGGCTTAATGTTAGATATAGAAACACTCTCCATAACTACTCTGCGACGCAGACCAGGGTAGGCAACCTTTAGTGCTTTAGCCAGTTCTGGCAAACTGCCTCCTAGTGAGTAGAACTCAACCAGTAGCCGTGTGTATTCTCTACTTGCTTTATGCGCTGGAGTGTTTTGAGACCTAGAGCCGTAGGCTTTTTTTGCAAGAGGAAAGAGAGGCTCTATCTTAGCCTTGTACTGCGCTACTAAATCTTCCATGCTTTATCTCCGTTACGCTGCATTAGATACAATGGTTATAGCATAACGGAGGTATTAGAGGGTTATTTTAGTCTTCTTCTCGGTCACGTCTGATTGGGTATGTAGACCACCAAACAACCATAGAAAATATGATTGCGTAGCCTACGATTGTCTTAGCAGACCCGTCAAGAACAAGCCAAGCAATAAACATACCTAGCAGTGTCCAGACTTGGTCCAAGACGTCTCTTAGGAAGTCTCTCATTATTTCACTCTCCTTGTTCTAGCATTTGTTTTTACTTTTTTAGTTGTTTTTACTTTGCGACGAGTTCCGCTTTCACGACCTACAGGTCCTCCAGCATCTCCTCCACCTCTAGGAGAAGAAGGACTACTTCCTCCACCAGCAGGTGCTCCACCGCCTGTGGGCGGTGCTGCTACCGCTAAAGCAGCAGCAACTGCTTGACCAACAACAACAGTTGCCAAAACCATTTTCTCTGCTTCTTCACGTTCTTCTTCAGACATATCTGCACCAAGACTTGCTAAAGCAAGCAAAGCCTGTGCAGGGTCAGTAAATATTGCATCTACCAATGCGCCTGGGTCAGCAATCAATTCTAGCGCCGCTGCTACCTCAGCGACTATGACAATCTCATTGCCATTCTCATCTTGACGCACTTCAACAGGGGTCTCTGGAGGAAGGTCTTTATACTCAATTCCAGCATCTTGAATTTGTTCTTTAGTCAGATTTTCACCTGGCGCAACTGATTCAAGAAGAGCATCTGCAACTAGGTTTTTTTCAGCCTCTGTCAATTTTCCGTCAGCAGCAAGTGCATCTGAAAGATTATTTACTTCATCTTTAGTAACTTCACCATCTGCACCTAAAGCATCAAGAATATCTTCAGCATCTGAGGCACTTAATTTTCCATCAGCAAGAGCATCATCTACCGCAGCAACAATTTCTTCTTCTGTAACTTCAGCAGGTGGCTCTTCTGCTGGAGGTTCTTCTGCTGGAGGTTCTTCAGCAGGTGGCTCTTCTGCTGGAGGCTCTTCTGCTGGAGGTTCTTCAGCAGGTGGCTCTTCTGCTGGAGGTTCTTCTGCTGGAGGTTCTTCAGCAGGTGGCTCTTCTGCTGGAGGTTCTTCTGCTGGAGGTTCTTCAGCAGGTGGCTCTTCTGCTGGAGGTTCTTCTGCTGGAGGTTCTTCAGCAGGTGGCTCTTCTGCTGGAGGCTCTTCTGCTGGAGGTTCTTCAGCAGGTGGCTCTTCTGCTGGAGGTTCTTCAGCAGGTGGCTCTTCTGCTGGAGGTTCTTCTGCTGGAGGTTCTGGCTCTACAGGAGGTTCAACAGGAGGCTCTTCAGGTTCTGGTTCTGGCTCTACTGGAGGAGGTGGAGGTGGAGGTGGAGTTAAATCATCAACAAAAACTTGAGTAGCAACTATGTCTGAATATTTAGCAAGTGAGTCATTATCTGAGCGAACACTAATTTGATAAGTAGTATCTAATCCACCAGTTGACTCAAAAAGGGATGCTGGAAGAACAATGCTTGTATTGAGAGCATTTGCGTCTCCTGCATTTCCAGTTGCTACACCCCATCCGCTACTTCCAGTTGACCAAGAGATTGCGTAACGCTCTGGAGAAATTACGCCAGGTGGTGGAGGGTCCCAAGAAACTTGAACATCACCATTACTTAATTGAGTAACAACAATATTTGTAGGTGGAGCAATAGGGCTTTGAAGAATGACTTCTTGTGCCACAACGGTCTGAGCAGTTTGTACAGCCTGGATTGCTTCAACAGTTTCTGTAATTGCTGTTTGAGCAAGAGTTACTGCTGTGTCCATTGCCTCTACAGCGTCTTCAGCATCTTGTAAATCTGCTTGAGCATCGGCTAAATTATCAGCAGCAGCGTCTTCTTCTGCTTCTAAGAATTCAAGTTCATCTTGCTCTGTCTCAACATTTGCTTCAGCAGTAGCCAATGTTTGAAGTTGCTGAGTAGTCGCTGATGACTGAGTAAACTCTGAGCCAGGAATAACTTCCCATGTACCATTATCTGTGTAACGCATAAGCGCTACCCAAGCGCCTCCGCCATTTTCGTAGTACCACAATTCAAGTGCTTTTCCAGTTCCAGCAGTAGTTGTGACATCGGCAGTTGAGCCTCCGCCACCCTTGTCATACCAGTCATTAATGACAAGTTCGCCATCAAGATAGAGTTTTACTCCATCATCTCCTGGAGCGTGTAAGTATTGAGTTCCAGTAGTTTGAGGAGTCCAAATTCCAGAGTACTTAACAACTACATCCTCTGTTCTATTACTTCCAGCAACTACACCTCCACCCCATTGTTCATCGATTCCATTTGTGTCAGTAGTTGTAAGAATTGGAGTTGCTCCTGCTGGAACTACAGGTGCAGCATTTTGCCCTTGAGTGTTGTAAACCTCTACCTTTAGTCCTGGAGTTGTGGCAGCATCTACTACTGCTTGAGCAGTGGCCTCGATAGTAACGGCTTGCGTTACTACTACCTCTTGAGCATCTACTGCTGCTTGTGCTCCCTGTAAAATTTCTGTCTTATCAGCAACCACTGCTGTCGCTGCTTCTACTGTAGGGGCAGTCTGAGCAAGAGTTACTGCTGTATCCATAGCAGTCTGCGCTGCTTCTACTGCTTCTTGCGCCTCAACAACAGCGTCAACAGCGTTATCAACTGCTGTAGAAACTTCAGGCTTTGTTAGTGGAAGGTTGTCTGCTGAAGTAACAATTGTTTCTAGTGTGCTGGAGACAACTTCTACAGCAGCAGCAGCAACAACAATTTGAGTTTGAGCAACAACTACAACTGCCTCTTCTACAGCAGAAGTTGCTTGCTCTGTTGAAGAAACAGCAGTGACTGTCGCTGTCTCAGCGGTGTTTTGCGCAGTGGCTGCTGTGTTTTGCGCAGTGGCTTGAGTTGTCTGTAGAGTCGCAAGAGTGCTTTGGGCCGTAGACAGTGTTGTAGTAGCAGTTGTTTCTGCTGTTTGTAAGGTAGTAAGAGTATTTTGTGCTGTAGATAATGTATTTGCAGCAGCCTGGGCAGTTGCTACTAGAGCAGGGTCTGAAGTTGTCTTAGTAATTGTTATATTATCTACAACATAGTAATCAGCATCTTTTACAATAGTTACAGTATCTATATTTGTGCCAGTTACAGTCTCGGTGGATGTATATGAAACTGACTGTTGCTGAGGAGAGACGTTGTTATCCATAACCGTTGTGGTTGTGGTTCCATCTGCGTTTGTTGTAATAATTGGTGTATCACCGTTTTTAGCATAAACACCCATAACAACTTGAGTAACAGTTCCAGTATTTGATGGGTTTACATCAATAACAACATTGTCCGCTGGGTTAATAATTACAAGACCTGGTCCAGAGGTTTGAGGGGTGCCCCAGTTCCCACCAATAGAAACGCCAGTTGAGGATGTAGAAGAGGTTACTGTTGTAGTCCCTGTTGTTATTGCTACAACGGTTGTTGTGTTATTTGTAAATGTTTCAACCGAGGTTGTAGTTGTGTTGGCAGAATCTGCTGCTGCTTGTGCTGATGTTGCTGCTGTCTGAGCGGAGGCAACTACTGCCTCTTGAGAATCTACTGCTGTTGCTGCTTGAGTAAGAGTATTTTGTGCTGTTGCTACTACCGTTGTTTGGGCTGTAACTGAGGTGGTTGCTTGGGCCAAAGTTTGATTGGCAGTTTCCGATGTTGCAACTGCTGTTTGGGCTGTCGCAACTGAAGTTGTTGCTTCTTGAGTAGCACTACTTGCTTCTTGTACTTGTGTAGTTGCGTCTGCTACTGCTTGTGTTGTTGTTTGAGATGGTTGTGGTATTGATGCTACTACCTCCGCTATCTGTACGACTTTTTCTTCAAGTGTTGTTACAGTAGATGCTGCCGTTGCTACAGCAGTTGACGCTTCAGTTAGTGGGTCTTGCGTGGACTCCACTGAAGAGCCTGTTGGGATCACCTCCGACGACGCATTGGAATTTGCGTTGTTATTGGTTCCAGCATCACCCCCACTCGAAGATTGGGCTTCTTCAGCCACAGCGGTTGTTGAACTAAGTATCCCATAAATAAAAGAAAGTATTGGGACAGACAGAATATAAAGAAGAGTCCGCTTTTGGACCTTCTTTGTAATAACACGAGCGCGACAAAGCACGACGAGATACTCCCACCATAGGTAATCTCATACAGAAATATCTGTATCTTCCAGTGCTTATTTTACAGTATGTAAATAAATAAATTACTTTTTGTTGCGTAAATGTGCGTGACGAACCGTGGATGCGTGCCACTTTTTTCCACCAAGAGCAGTTGGTATAGCGTCTCTATTGAGACCATTTGCTATCAAGTTATATGAAAGACCTAGACTTCTTTCTCTCTCAATTCTATCTTTAATTGATTCGTTTATTAGTGGTAGTGGGCCTAAGTCAATACCCCAAACTTTTCCGTTAGTACGTCTATCTTGGTGAACATCTTTCTGACGAAGTGAAATCATTCCACGTTCCATCTCTGCCATCGCAGACATAATTGTTACAACAAAGCGACCTTGATAAGTTGCAGTATCTAAACCTAAATCAAGAAGTGCTAGACGCCAGTTGTATTTATGTGAACGGTCAACAATGCTAAGAAAGTCTCTAGTAGAGCGAGCAAGTCTGTCTAGCCGTGTAACGAAGAGGGCTTCTGCTTCTCCTTTATCTAAACTGTTTAGTGCAGCAGTTAAGACTGGTCGCCCCGTAATGTTTTTTCCAGAGCGACCTTCTTCACGAAGCATTTCTACTTCATACCCTTGAGACTCCGCTGCATAGCGAAGTTGCTTCTCTTGGGCATCAAGGCTTACGCCATCGTCCACTTGCATCTGGGTAGATACACGGGCATAGCAGTAAGCAATCTTTTTCTTTTCAGTCAAGGAGCGACTCTTCCATTCTTTATAAAAGCATCGTGAGTTATAGGCATCAACTCTTTGAATATCTCCTCGTACTTCTCTGCAACCATTTCAATCTCCCTCTGGGGGTAGGAAGGAAAACGTTGACCCTCGACATTGCGACGAAGGGATAAGAAGTTCATCAGCGCACGAGCGTTCATAGTTACGTATGCAGATGAGTAAATTGTTAGTGGAAGGACTCCTCGTGCTACTTCACGAGCAACACCGCTTCGAAGCATATCCTCGTAATTTTGGTATGCCTCTTTACAAGTCCTTCTATAAGAAGTCAGAGTTATTGCCATCTGTTCTGCATCTCCTGGCTCAAAGGTATACGCCCCTGGCTTTCCAATTTGAAGAAGTTTTCTATCTTGTCCAGGAATATAGAACTCTGGCTGTAAAACCCGATAACGCCCAGACTCTTCGTTGTAGGAAGCCATGCGATGGCGCATATGTTCACGCCAAACAAAGATGGGAGCCTTCACATAGAAGGTAAAGACAGAGTGCTCAAAAGGTGAGCCGTGTCTGTCTTTCATCAAGTAGCCAATAAGACCAGTAAGTTTCTTGTTATCGTCGTTGTCTTGATAGCCAACTGTGCGCTCGCCAATAGTGCTGACTCTTGCTGCAAAAGCAATGTCTTGGTCTGAAGCGCTGTGTTTGACTAACTGAACATCAACATCGGATTTGAAGTTGATGTCCAAGGGCTACTCTTCTTCTTTGTCTTTTACAATTCTAAAACTCTTGCCTTTGGCAAAATTGTTGATGGCTTTATCGTAAGTTCTATCAATAGGGCTCTTACTTCCCTTTTTAGAAGACTTCTTAGTAAATACCTGAACTACTGCCTTTGCGACAGCGTAAGCCAGAACAACACCGAAGGCTCCAACAATAAACACCAAACCCCATCCAACAATGGATAAAGCCAATTCAAACGCTAACTTAAATGGATCTTGCCAGTTTAGGTTCATATTTCCTCGTTTTCTAGGGAGTATCCCTGCTTATAGTATACAGACTTAGACCTAAGACTGTACAGATAATCTAACAATATCACACTCTTTCTAAGTGTCACATTGGACGATTTTTGCCTAAAAGACGTTTACTTTTTCTTTTCTAACTCTAATAACCTCTTTTTTATATCCCTAAGCATAAACTTTACTAACACCCAGTCCAATGCCAAACCAAGTCCTAGCCCAAATAAAAACCAAAAATATTGATTCACTTCTTATGCTCCTTCATATGTCGTGCAAGGGTATGGTGAGCAAAGCCCGAACGGACTTCAACTTCTTTATTACATACTGGACAGATAACTACTCGGTTTGCTGACATTACTTTACTCACTACAGTCACACTTTGAATAAGGGTCAAAAGAGCAGAACTGGCATTCCATGCGCTCTTGGTGGGCTTTGCAGTAGTAGCGGAACTGATGCTCGTCGCAGCAAACAAAGAGTTCGTCAATGATGTTGTAGAACTGGGTTGAGTCAATGGTTTTTGTAGTCATAGCCTTAAGGTATACCTATAGAATAGAAAAGTCAAATCTTTGCGCTCTAGGTCCGTTAATCAATGAGGGAGACTTCAAGCCAAGAAGGGGGGGTTATGGGGGTAAGTAGGTTGGTTGGGTAGCGCCACCCGTCAATGGCTGGGTCCACGAATTCAGGGAGCATGGCATCTTCTGCGACTACATAGCCAAAGATTTCAACTTTTGTAAAATACTCTGGGTCAAGTAATTCGCATCCAACAATTGTCTTGCCTTTGTCTTTTTCCCAGATAGCAACAGCGTCACTTGTACGAATTGTTCGTACTTCAATCTTTTGGCCAACATCTGCAAGATGTTTTCTGTATTCGTGAAACCTATTGCTGTATGTGTAGGAACCGCCCCATACTTGCTCGGTAACAAGAGCAACAGCGCATTCGGCAACAGCAGCACGAATAGAAGCATTGAGTTCGTGTTCCAGGCTTCCGTTCTGTTTGCCTTTGGCGTAGTTGGGCCTATCTACACTACCAAACTTGCGACGATAGCGTGTAGTTCCTACTCGTATACACTCGTCGATTTCGTCTTGAAGCATATTGAGAATCATTTGACAACTATACAATGAAAAGTTCAATTTTTCCCGCTCTAGGTCCGTAAACCGAAGAAGCCGAAAGGATGGGGTTTAGGAGGGTTAGGGAAGGGGTAGGGGGTGTTTTAGGGTAAGGTTGGGGCTTATGACGACGGTAATTGGGATTCAGGGGGCTGGCTACTGCGTGCTGGCTTGCGACTCGCAAACAACAGGGGAAACTGGTCGTCCGTATGTGCATGACAAAGTAAAGAAGATTGTTGAGCGTGGTGAGTATCTAATTGCTGGCTCAGGGGATGCTGACGCTTGCGACATCATCCAGCACCTATGGGAGCCTCCAAAGCCTCCTCGCAAGAAAGATATGTACAACTTTGTAGTTTCAAAGGTTGCCCCAAGCATCAAGGCTTGTCTCAAAGAAAAAGGCTATGAGCCAGATAAAAATGATAAAGAGGCTGGCTTTTTG